ATTAAGCCACCAGGCTATAAAGTGCTAAGTCTTTCCAGTCGCTGTCATTCTCTGCACGGATCTTAGTGATCGTGATCAAAGTACGCAAGCTCACTTCACGTGCCTCTGTAGCGTTGTCCTTGATCAGACGCAAAGCATCAGCCTTGTAGTTAGAAGGGACATTAGGCATAAAAGACTCAGTGTTCATGATCACACCCATACGCTCGATCTTCTGATCCAGTGTCATAGACAGGTCGATACACATTGAACGTGTACGCAAAGCCTGATCGATCTTATTCGTAGGACGGTTGCTGATGAACACAACACCACCTGTGAACTCAAACATACGTGGCAACTCGTCCTCACGAATCGAAGTGTTCCAAGTGATCAAACGCTTGTCGTAAGTATCCAAAGCACCCTTTAGAAGGTTGACTGCATCCTCATCCTTGAACACGCTGTCGCAATCATCAAACACGACGATGCTGTTACGGTTCTCCCACAACACACGGAACAAGCCCTTAGGAGTAGTGTAACCCTTAATCACTCGGAACGTCGTACGGGGAGCAACTGTCTCGCCTGGCTCAACATCACTGATGTCACGCAAGCCCGCAGCCTTGAGAGCAGCGATCACTGTATGGCTCTTACCCAAGCCACCGTCGCCTGTCACAATAGCAGATGCTGTCTTGTTCTTGCCAACCATAGTCACAAGACGCTCCAAGAAGTTGAAACGTTGGTTGATTGGAAACTTGATAGCAGCGTTGTCTTCCTCTGCCTGGGGAGCTTCCATACGAGCCATCTTTTGCTTGAGGTAGTACTTGCTGGTAGACTCAGCAACAACTTTGCCGTTGAGGACTGCTACGTACTTCCCGCCGCGATATTCGATTTGCATAGTGGTTTGTGTGTTTGTTGTCATGAGTCCATTATCTTCTGGATAGACCAAAAGGTCAAGTAGTACCTGATCGTTGTGTAAGGTTATTAAGCAATGCCTGATCTTCCTTGATGCAAGCTTCCATTGCCGCTTTAGCATCAGCTTTGTAATGATACCCATCAACGACATGCCTACCATCAGCCACGAGCTTCCAGCCATTCCTAAGAACGGTGCCGTTCTTGTTGATGGTATACATCCGCTCAATGGTGTAGGTTGTTTTGTTCATAAGTCCATTATCCTTTAGAATGACCAAACGCACAACCAATACCCATACACAAAAACCTGGTACTTTCTAGCTAGTTGCCGGTTTTCCGGTTTGGCGGGATAATAGGGGCATGATTCGAAGCAATGAGCGGGGTGGACGTGGAGAGTGCCCCTGCGGGCTGCTATGGGTGTATTACCCCAGTTGACCTTTTTAATAGTATGGGTACTGGTTGACGTATTACCCGAATGCCGGGATAATAGACGCATAGCAAGTAACAAAGGAACAAAATGAACGCAACCACATACATCGCCCGCTCCGCAGCTACCCGCAGGGAAGTCTCTCAAGCTTCTACTGACTTCGTAGATGCTGTGCGGGGCGTGCAGATCATCAACGGCATGGACTCTATGGATGCCTCTGCATACACTCTAGGCTACCTGGAGTCTTTCATGGTTGGCATGATCACTGATCTCCCTGCAAAGTACCGCGACCAGATCATCAACGAGATGCGCAGAGTCACTCTGGACAAGCTGAACAACACAAAGGAACTAGCATGAGCAAAGAACAATTGGATCTTTTCCAGGTCCCCTCTGAACCTGTCTGCGACCTTGCTGAGCTGGACTCTGATCCTGCTTACCAGCGATGGTTGCTGGAGCAGGCTGAGTCATTCTGCGAGTTCGACTGAGCTGAGCTGAACATTCTCTGCAGGGTGCAGAACCTTGCTGGGGAATCCTGAACCGTTGTAGATCCAAAGCTGGTCCTGGGCTATTCTGTACTACTCTGCTCCTTTCTGGAGCTTTCTGTGTTTATCTACCTGATAATGCAATAATATTTCATAATACGGCTGATAATGCAATTATTCGCTATCCTATCATACAGGATAAAATTATCTTACATATTTTCGTTAATATTCTACTATTATTTCATCTGATTATCCCTACTAGAACCTGCTAGAAACGATCATCTCTCCTATCTAATAGTACCTATCCTCTAAATAATGGAAGGTTTATACAAGGGATTATATGTTATCGTTTATTGATTTTATTTCTGAGAACTTTGCTGATGGACGTAATCCTCAGGACAAAGGTGATAGCAAGAGGTTAGGAGTTCCTACTAAGGCAAGTGTTGCTACTCTTAGGAAGGTTGCTAAACAAGGTGGACGCAAAGGTCAATTAGCTCATTGGATGGCTAACATGAAGGCTGGTAAGAAGAAATGATTCGTATCTTCCTAGCTCATAACCCTAAGAAGCTTATTGTCACTAAGGAGACTGAGCGTGAGCTACGTTCTGAGTATAAGAGCTTTGAGTTGATTGCTACTTACAAAGCTAAGAAGGGTGTTCATGCTTTTGTTAGAGATAAGATGAAGACTTACGGTGTTCCGTTTGAGAATGTAGATGTTAGATTCTTTATGTTCTGGGGATGTACTCATAAGCTCGATCTAGTCAATAAGTCTGATGAGTATAGAGCTGAGTTCAATAGACGAGTATCAGAAGGACGTAAGGGCGTTAAGCATAGCGAAGAGACTAAAGCTAAGATGAGTGCTAGCATGAAAGGAAAGAAGAAGAACTTCTCTCCTGAGACTATCGAAGCTTTAAAAAGGAATGCGGCAGTGCAGAGAAGGAAGACTGCTGGCCATAGCACAATGAAATGGATCTACGATCCCTACACTCACGAGAATAAAAGGATCAAGCCTGGTGATCCTCTTCCCGATGGTTGGATGTACGGACGTCCTAGTATCAAGGAATGGATTGCTGGCTGATATAAATGTATGCGTGAGTCACTATTGAGCAGATCAGGATCAATGTGATAGTAAAGTAAGCAGGCTTCATAAATATTTGTTTAAGGAGATGATGAATATGTATAAACACACAACCACCTTTGTAAGGCCAACTGTTGACATACCATGGCATTTTGAACATCCAGGATTTCCACTAGCAACCAAACCACTGAGTTTTTTTTCTACTGCTTTTGCATTATCAGATAATAAGTTGTCATACAGAAATGTGAGAATTGCTGATAATCCAGAAGTGTTTAATGAACTCGAAGCAAATTTTAATGATGTCACCGATGAAAGACGAAACTGGATAAAAGGATATTGCGAAGGAATGGAAATAACCATTTCATTTACTTTAGAGCAGATATAACTTGATTTTTACATTCTTTTAAATCTAAGTGACCCAATTGGTGTAACACCTACTTCTTCCAGCCACCAAGTATTAAATGATAAAGTTATTCTTGTATCTTCTTGATCAACTGGTTTAACATTATGAAAAGTGGAAGAATTGAATAATAAAATGCAATCTTCCAACTCTTCTCCATTCTTAACTATTTCCTTCAATGAATACTCATTTTTTATTGAAGGAATACCAAGATAAGGAATTTCCTGTTTAGAAAATTGGAAAGTAAGGTTGTTATTATCCTTACAGTTAGTCAAAAATATAACTCCTGATAATACGCTAAAAGCATGATAGTGTAAATGATGATGCTGACCTTTATCTGAAACATTTACCCAGGATTTTGTAACCTGTAGCCCATTATATTTAAAATTATTAAGTGTATTTGGAAAATACACTTTTCCCAAAAATTCACTGGCCTCCAATTCAATATAATCTTTTAACTTTTTAAAATCGGGGTCGTTTAATACAGAAAGATTGAATGAAATTTTATTTCCAATATTATTTCGATATTGTTGATTGACGATATTTTTTTTAATTTCACTAAAGTCTTCTATATTAATTTTTTTAATTAGAAACTGATGTGTCGGCAATGAGTAAATTTCTTGCATATAATCCTTGTTTATCAATGTTTTAATTATTTCTTCTGCATCTCTATCATTACTTTCTGATGAACCAGATCAAAGACATCTGGCTCTCCATGAAAGATGAAGTACAAGAACACTAAAGATAGTATTATTCGCATGACTTGAACTGTTGAGTTAGTTTAAGTTGATCTATGGTCTCCTGAATGAGAAGCTTTGAGTACTTGTCAAACTCGTTATCATAATTGCAACTCCAATCAATCATTGAATTGTTTGCATTCCATTGCTCATCCTCCCAAAAGACGAACCCAGCCTGCTTTGCAAGTTTTTCATAAACATTGTTCACTAAATTTACCTCTTTTGTTTACAGTGTAATAATTAGTATTGAAACCAATAACAGTTTTAGTGGAAGTAGAGATATTAGGTTTAGAGCAGTGTTGTACAAAAGAAGGGAAAGTGATGATACTACCTTCTTCTATTTCAATATCAACTTCTTTACCCATAATGTTTAAACAAGTTTTAGAATTTTTTTCACTCATTTCAACATAGTAAACATTTGTAAACATACATTCTGGGTGTACATGCCAATCATGGTAGTCACCAGTTTCATATTGTTGAAACCAACCACTATTGATAATCATAGGAGAGGAGCCAAAATAATTAGATATCAATTTGTTATGATTTTCAAATGCTTGCATTACTAATGAACCATAAGGCCTTGCAATATCTTTAGGCAGATACCAATCGGTGTTAGAAATACTTTGAAATTTTTCAAAGCATCCATGTTTTCCCATTTCAATGATTTTTTTCAATATTTGTGGCTTGATAATTAAATGGTCCTCCACCTTACTAACCATGATTGGAAAAGCTTGATCTACAACGAATAAATTGTTAGAGGCATTATTCATCTGTAATTTCCATTTGCATAAGCATTAATGTAATCTGAGACTTCTTGTCTTCCATTGGGATCTTGATAGTATACATCCTTTGGGAACATATCGTCAAATGCTTTGTTTGGACTGACCCACCACTTGTGGACCAACTCCTCTGATCCTATCATAGCAAACAACATAGCATCAAGTTGCTTCTTGCTCCATAGGATAGTCTGGACGTTTGTTACAGTACTCACATTTTGGGTCATTGCACTTCTCCTCTAACCATAGATTACACCTCTCACAATAGTAAGTATCATATTCTGCTGAGTACTTATTCGGACTACCACACTCAGGACATTCATTCATATCTATCCTTTATCTCAAATATGTAATGACCACCACGACGAGACTGAGCCCAAGTAATGAACCACAACATACTGTTCTTCTCCATAGCTCTGATGATAGACTCATTGCCAGACCATCCAGCAGTAGAGACGTACAAGGCAGTAATCTTCTTTTCTTGGAAGATCTCATCAATCGCTTCTGCTTCCCTCCATCCCCAATCTCTCATGTACCAGATTGATTTAATAAAGTCAAACCATCCTCTTGGATCAGAGAAGTGCCAAAACCAAATTAGATCAAGAGCATACTGAGTAGGATAACCATCATCATCCAATAGTAGACCGTGATTAATTAATTTAACACGCTCCTTGTGATCTTCTGCATCTTGATTGTACTTCTGCAATACTGCTTCTTTATCGAATTTCATCGAATAATACCTTGTTCATTTTGTTTGGGAGTACGAGGCTCAGCGTCTGAGTGCTTGTACACATACTCTTTCTTAGGTGTATAAGGAAAGGTTATGTACACTCTTGACTCACGTCCAGTGTAGTATGATTTGAATGTATCCGTTCCAGGATACCCTTTCTCATCTTCATATAAAGGACGCTCAGCCCACTCCCAGAACACTTTGCCGTCAATGTCATATGCTACTCCATCAGAGCTATCCTTGAACACATGACTGCATCGTTTGTTCTGATAATGAATTGATCCATCACCATTATGACGAACATCTGACCATTCCCAGTCTTCACCAGTCAACGGGACAATTGGTTCGTACATTGCTAACTGCTTGAATAAGTTGATAGCATATGGAGCTGATGATCCACTATGACCTTCTTCTGAGAATAACATCAACAGTTTGAGAACTCCTTCACAAACGATTTGTTGCATCTCATCTTTCCAGTTGCCATCGTCATCAACCCATCCAGCAGCTCGGAACTCTAACAATGCATGGTCAAGTGTCTTCATTTAAATACTCTCGAGACATAATAATACGCATTTGCATACGTAATCTTCAACTCATTCTGGATAGCTTTAGCAATCTCACCAGATGTACTACCTTGCATACGATCAAAAATAGCACGAGCAGCGGCTTTCTTGTCTGATACAGGAGCAGAACTAGCAACTGGTTCGCTAGTTTGGAGAATGTATGGACTGTTGTGAAGGATCTTATCTACTTTAGCCTTAGCAACAGTAATAGCTAACTCACTATTGTAGTCCTCTTTGTTGATGTATACTTGCTCAATCAAGCTCTTAGCCATCAGTTTAGCAATGACAATGTTGTCAACTTCCTGACCACCTAGCTGTTTGATCAGGAAATTAGCTTTTTCTAATGGGTAACCAGCATTATCAATCACGTCACCAGTACGAGCAATTGCATGATGAACGGTTTGATTGTAGGGAATATCGTTTTTACGGAGAAGTTCAAGAGCTGTCATAGTAGATCCTTTGTAAGAATCTCTATTATATCACTCTCTACCGTAAATTGCAACCCTATTGTTGTCCAAATAAGAGACCAAATCACTGTAGTAATCTGAAGTTTTCTTGTAAAAGACCTGCAAACCATCATGTTCTGTTGCAATTAGGACACAAATCCACTTAGCAAGGATCTGATGTCTCTCATATGCCATCTGTGAGTAAGCGGCACATTGCATGAAATAGTTACTGATCCACTTCTCTTCCTTAGGCTTAGAAGCAGTCTTAAAGTCAACTATACAAGGTAATCCATGCAAACGACATATCAAGTCACACCTGCCAGCGAGACGTAGTGTATTGCTGTACATTCCAACCTCAGTACCGTAGATCAAGTCACAATGCTCGTCCAAGTAGTCTTTGATTGGCTTGAATATGTCTGCATGAATAGGATTAACATCTTTGAGATAGTCAGGATCATTGAGAACATACTTCTCAGCAATCAAGTGAACCTTAGTTCCTCTTGATGATGCGGCATTAGATATCTTATTAGCTTGCTCTTCACCAACACGTTTACGCCATTTAAGAATGGCGTCTTTGCTCATGTGGGAGAGTGCAGTAGTGATGGAAGGATACTTGTTGCCCTCTGGTGTGAGGTAGTATCTCTTTCCATCCACTTGTTCCGTCGTTAACGGAATGTCTTTCACAAATTCATGTTGAAACATTATATACTAAATTTTAATTAAGTATTTTTTAATTTTTCTTTTGCTTCCCAGTATCCTGGAGGAACAGTAGCAGCAGACAATTCATTGATAGGATCATGTTCCCCATCATAAACTTCCATCACTTCTCCATCGAAGTTTCTCATAGCAAAAACACAATAATATACAGTATGATCTTCCAAAGCTGTTATTTGATGTTGGAGTTCTTTACGGATGACAATGAAGGTAGGGGCAGTAAATTCTTTAGGTTCCTTACCTTTAACTTCAACCCTCACTCTACCAGAAACTAGCATCGACACATGATCGAATGTATGCTCGTGCCCATTGTTTTTGTCACCTGCAAACTCCAGGACATTTTGCTTTACCCAGATGTTGCCGAAATACCCCATTGCATAAGAATTTTTCATATGTACTCCACTCTTGTAATTGCTCTCCACGAAACGGAACTTTCATCCCAGTAATAATTATTATCAACAAGAGTTGTGTGTGAAGATCCTAGAGGGTGATCCACAGGAGGCCTCCAACTCATATCATCCAAATTACCAACCCATGATTCATATGGTTTGCGAGCCTGGTGTTCTATAGATTTCAATTCTAAAAATTCCTCTTCTGTCAAAACACAAATAACTCCAGGTAAATAAATATTTGAATCCTCATCACAAGTACCGTAATAACGGGGAGCAGAAGAGTACGTACCATCAGGCAAACAATCTATTGGCCACTCAGATGAATTAGACCATAAAAAATTAAAATTATTAACTTTGGGAAAAGATGGCCCAGTCCTCATTCGTTGTTGAGTACAAATGACCCCAGTTTCAGCATCTACGTGAGTTAAACAAACATACATTTTTTTTACTTTTAAAAAGATTATTAGGCGGCAACTCTACGGACGGCACGTGTGACACGCCCTCCATATGGGCTATTTGCACTATTTTTATATGCAATACCCATGCGTGAGTCGTAAAAATCCTGAGTGTGTGCCAAATAGGGAGCAACTTCCGTGCTAGTCCACCACACGCCATCAGTGGCTTGAGCAGCACCTCCTTGAAAAATTGCGGCGGAGGTTACAGATGGGTTGGTAGCAGGGCCTGAGTTATTCGGAGCAAATGTATAATTAGTGTTTATGGGTTGCGGCGATACAGCATAAGGTGTAGCTCCAAAATATGAGTCAGAAGGTTGATAAGGATTATTTTGTTGGTTGGTAGGTTTACAATAATAATATATTATACCTGCTTCATGTCTTGCTGGCAAATACCAATCATCATAACCCCCTGTATTGAGGTTATAAGGTTTAGGAGCAGCTGCATATGCGGGTAAATAAGTGTAGTAACTAACTAATAAATACGTGTTGTATGGCCCATCGATTAATGATGTCGCTCCAGAATTACCTCCGTAATTAGCATTGAAACCATAACCCAACCATCTACCAACAGCATTATCAGCAAGAATTAAATAATGAGATACAGTTCCATTTCCGTTAACACTAATTTTACCAGCGTAATAACCACCCCCAAATGCTTGACCAATAGTTGTTGGAGGTCCTGTTTTACCGTAAAAACTACTAAGGGATATTGCACCTGAAGCAATTCCAGCGAGTGCTCTTACGGCTGTTGTATTCAACGCTATCGTGGCTGTTCCGGAATTTCCCAACTCAACATTAATGTTGTTCATCGAGATTTGACCTGAAGCTTGAAGAGTCATTTAAGTGATCCTTTATTTTGTTTCTTCTACTCTTGTAAGTAGGTGATTCACTGATCTCTGTACAAGATCTGCAAATACCGGACCTTGAAGTTTATGATTGCTAATGTTATTTGGGTTGGATTTAATGGTGAATTCAAATTTAAATTTGTCACCTACCAAATTAATTGTTTGCATATTTAACATAATTGTAACCCCATCAAACTCTTCTTCTAAAAATTCAAAACCTAGTAAGTTGTTATCTGATGGTGAAAGAATAGCCTTATAAAACTCAACGGGATCCTTCCACGCATATAGTGGGTTAAGTGTCACATCATATTCAGGGGTAAAATCAAAAGAATTATCATTTAGTGTATAATTATCGTCAACCATTTTTTTTTCCTTTACATAATATATTTATACAGTATCCTCATACCATAATTTAGCTAAAATATAATCTTTAACTAATGAACTGCGAACAATATCATCAGGAGTAAACTCAATTCTAGTAAAAGCAGACATATGATATGCAATATCAAAGAATTTTAAGATACCACTCATATCGTTTTTCTTCTTATTTAAATCTGTTTGGCGGTAGTCACCACACCATAAGATCTTTGATCTGTAACCTACTCGAGTCATCACAGTATCAATCTCTTCAAATGTTAAGTTCTGCATCTCATCTACTATAATAATGGCATCATCGAATGACATTCCTCTAATGAAAGATGTAGAAATAAACTCAATGAACCCTTGCTCTTCAAGTCTATCCCAAGCATCCTTACGATCAAATAGAGTCTCACATATCTGTCTATAAGGTTGTTGATAGATTTCCATCTTCTCATGAACATCACCTGGAAGATGTCCAACCTCTCTAGATTGAACAGCAGAACGAACAACAATAATCTTTCTAAAAGGATTACTCTTATCCATCACTTCTTCTAATGCTTTGTACAAAGCACAGAATGTTTTACCTGTTCCAGCTACTCCGTGTAATGCTACGAAGTAGTCTCCTCTTTTATATGCATCGAAGAATAACTTTTGATTGTCTGTTAAAGGATCAAAAGTCTTAAGATCATCGATTCTGAGTTTAAGCGAATTGTTCACAACTCTGAGTCGTTCTGTATTCGCTGATTCTGCCTCTGTTGATTTCAATGCTGCTTTTCTTGCCACAGGCTTCCTTAACAAGTTTCAAAATGTGTTGATAGAGTTTCTCCTACCACTACCTGCTTTGACTTTACGAAGCAAATCTCTAAAGCCATCATCCGGCTTTTTACCAGTAGGACTATAGACCAGGGAGGGAGCACCCATTATTGACTCAAGATCTGGATTGTCTGATAAGTAACCGTCTTTTGCTCCCATAGACATAAACTTATCAAACACTTCACCAGTTTTGATATTGCGAAAACTGTAAGTAGGCAATTACTTTGCCTTTACTGTTCTTACTGCTGGCTTTGCGGATGGCTTAGAGGTACCTTCAGCAGGTACATTACCAGGGAAAGGCCATCCAGTTTCTTTCTTTACTGGTTCTTTCTTAGCACGAGGCTTGCGAGGAGCTTTAGGTTTAGCTTCTACAATCGCTTCTTCAACCTTTACTGCAACTGCTTGAACTTCAGGAGCTGGTTCTGCTACAACTGTAACAGTCTCGACCTTTAGTTCAGGAGCAGGTGGAGTGCTCAATGTTTTAGCCATATTGTCAAATGCTTTCGCACCAGCATCAGCAGGTGCTGAGGATGTTGCTACTGGCTCCATACCTAATAGTTTTTTCAACCATTTCATATCATTCTCCTTTATCGATAATCATCGTATTCTAAATTTTTAAGATCTTGAAGACTTTTTTTCTTCAATGCATTATCTATATCGCGATACATCTTGCGATCTTGAAAGCTCTGCTTGAGCTTATAAACGTGATGACTATCAAGTTCGTCATCTTTCTTTTTACGTTTATCCTGTTGCTTATTCATTTGGGGTTATTTCTCCTGTGAAATAAGTCCTGGAAATGCAGTATTGACTAGCTTGGCAGTAATACCTTTGTAAGGAATCTTTTTATCTTTAGCAGCAAGCATCAGCTTAGCATCTTCTTTGTCAATGCTTTCAATAAAACTAATAAACAATTGCTCTCTACGAAGTGATGTAAGGTTATCGTTACCACCTTCTAAGAACAAATACAATCTTCTAGCCTCTTGATATAACATAGCTTGAGTATCATCATAAGGACTAGGATTGTAAGGAGGATGACCTTCGGGTAACTTCCACTTAACAGTAGGATCCAAAGCACACTTTAAGATTTGTTGAAGGACAGGAGTGTTAAGCTCTTGAAGCTTTCTTACCTTCTCATCTGTAGTCTTTTGTTCAGATACAATCTTTAAGATCTCTGATATGCCAAGTTTTCTCATATTATTTTTTATTAATTAAAGGACATTTAACAACGTGGTACACACATCCATTTTCATCAGCACACAAGCTAGGATCTTTTTTGCTATCAACCAACACAGCTTTGAATTTACACCAAACACATTTCATTTTTTGCTTCATAATTAAAAATCGTTGATACTCTCTATTAATGTTTTGAGCTTGTGCTTAACAAAATAATTAAATAACTTATCTCTAGGCTTATCCTGTTGAGAGTTATACTGTTCTATTACTGCTTCGGAAATTGTCTTGGGAGTAAATGTAAGATCAATGAGAGAATTGTTTCTCATAAAATTAGCTCGGATCTCTGGATCATATGTGGAAGGATCAACTGCAAGGAGCTCAGCCATCTTCTTTGCGGTAAGTGGCTTTTGTCTAATGCCTTCGATGAGGCAGTTGTCAGGCGACAAAACGTTTGGAATACCATCCCCACGATCGCCTTTAAGGACTAACTCTTTCAAGAACTGTGCAGGATCTTTGCAAGTGATGTTCTTTTTGTGAATAGGATCATACTGGCTAACATTTACATACGACTGCAACTGAACAAAGTCCTTATCGCCAGACAAAATAAGAATCTTTTCAGCTGATGAACTATTTAGCGGTACACCAAATTCTGCAACAAGGCTACCAATCACATCATCTGCCTCAGCTCCATCAACCTGAATGATAGGATAAGGAAAGTAATCTTTCAGATCTTGTTTGATTGTATTAAGGGTGTTGAATAGATTTGTCCAATCGATCTCAGACTTCTCTCTATCCTTCTTACGGTTACCTTTGTAAGCTGGAAACTGTTCACGTCTCCAATACTTCTTATCATCACAAGCAATGACAAGCTGACCATAACTTTTATATTTGGTCTTTAGGTTACGGATAGAGTTAAGAACCATGTGGCGAACAAGGTTCTCTTCAATCTCTACATTGGTATGATTACCAAGTTGCTGAAGAACATTGGAAATCATTATTTGGTTTAGGTCTAGTATAATCATAACATATTGTAGCACACTACACAATTTTAATCAACTGATCAGTAACGTCCTGTAGTTCATGTTTAATGTTCATTGTACGGAATACACCACTCTTAATAGCTTCTAACACCATCCCAATGTCTTTCTCATCCTGGATGTAAAAGTTAAACGATCCTAGATGGTTTAGAAGGTCTGGTACAACTTCATCAAGAGCTGTCTCCACTGCTTCTCTTTGGTTCTCATCTATTTTAGATATAACTTCTTCTAGAGACTGAGGAGCAGTCTCTAGTTTATCTTTAGGAAAGAAAAGGACTTTATTGCTCATAACTTCAATTCATGTTTATCGTCTCTAGCAAGGAAATGCTTAGTACGAATAGATTGAGCAATAGAATGCATGAGGATCTGATGACAATCCTCAACAATACCGTAGTTATGTGAGGGAACGTATACAACATAATCAGCCATCTCATAGTCCATTACATAACCACCATCAAACCCAACAAACGCCATTGTCTCCAAACCCTTTTGACTAGCAGTACGGAGACCTTTAACAATGTTCTTGGAGTTACCACTAGCAGAGATAGCAATTGCTAATCCACGATTGTTGGGGAATGCTTCAATCTGTTTAGAGAAGATTTCATCATAACTGTAATCGTTTGCAATGGCTGTAATCAAAGCCATGTTAGAAGCTAAGCTGATAATGTTTGAATGCAAAGGAGTATCGTGCCTTACTCCTTTAGTATGGTCACACGAGAAGTGTTCGGACAAGGCAGCTGAACCTCCATTACCGAACACATAGATTGGTGCCTGCTCTTTGGCATACATTTCAATTACTCGATGAGCTTGACTGATACTAGCTCTATCAATCTTACTCAATGCTTCTGTTACACCTGATGCATACACATCAAAGAAAGCCGAACTCATTTATTCATCTCCACAACACTACCTTGATTGGTAAAATTAAAATCAAATATATCATAGTTACTTAGGGCTTTGATAACCCTAGCATGGCTCTTAGGAGGAACATACATTAACAAGTAACCTCCACCACCAGCACCCAAAATCTTACCACCCAAAGCACCTGCTTTCATTGCACTACTATACATTTCATCTATTGTAGGGTTAGAAATGTTATCAGACAACCTCTTTTTGATATCCCATGATTCACCCAACAGCGAACCAAAGTCGTCTAGTTGTCCTTTGAGGAGGAACTTAAACGCGTCCTCCGCCATAGCAACCATATTAGCAGTATTATCCACGTTAACCACATTTTTAAGTCCCTTCACTTGCTTTTCTAAAACAGATGAGGCTTGTCTCGTGATCCCTGTATTAAAACAAATAAGATTATCATTCAAACGAGAGGCTGCGTCTGTTGTTATATTGACTGGAATAACAGCCACATCGTCACCTTCAAACGTAATAGCATTGAATCCACCGAATGCTGCTGCGTATTGATCTTGTTTACCAATTGGTTGCTTGCACTTATCTATCTCGATGTGGCAAGCTAGCTCAGCTAGTTCATAATTGTTGTATTGAGTTCTGGACATCTCAAGGATTGCCTTTAACAAACCAACAGTGAAGGTAGAAGACGATCCTAGTCCTGTTCCTTTTGTAGGGATGTCAGAGAATGAAGCAATCTCTATGTGATTGTTAATACCGTAGTATTGCAATACTTCTCTTACACGATCATGCTTAAGCTGAGATGAATAATCAACAATTTCAATCTCCGAGTACATAACTTTTGTATGTGGTGTACGTGTTCCATTAGCAGCAATGTAGATTGGTCTATCAATAGTTGTTGATATAACCAATCCTCGATTGTTCTTATAAAACTGAGGAATGTCACTTCCTCCTCCAAAGAAGCTAACCCTCAGAGGTGTCTTTGTAATAATCATTTTACTTTATAGTGAAACATCGGACCATCATCTTTAGGAGGCTTGCGATTCTCTTCAGGATAACGAGCTTTCAACGAGTTTAACACATCTTCCCATTGACCAGAGATCTTACTCCAGTTGTATCTGCTATCAGCATACATCTTAACAAACTTTAAGTAGTTCTGCATATCATCGTTGTTAACAACTTCAATGGCATGATCCAAAGCATGGTAGAACTTATTGACGTGCACTTGAGGATCTTGATCCCATTGGTATTGGAATGTCAATCCACCAGCAGTATCAGACAAACCAGCTAGGTTAGGATGAACACACATCAGTCCAGCACTCATTGCCTCAATAACGCTGCGACTGTTGCACTCAGACCAAATAGAAGGATAAGCAAGGATGTGGCTTTTCTGTAAATGACTACGTACAGTGTCATTATCAGCGAATCCATGATAAGTGACTTTCGGATGGTTTTTAAGTTTTTCAAACAAGCTAGCATATCGCTTATCAGCTTCATCCCAACCGTAAATTGCAAAACTAGAAAAAACATCAAGGTGGATGTTGTCATACTTTTCACATAGCTTCTCAAAAACAGGATATAACAGTTCCAACCCACGTTGCGGGGTTGATGTATAGATCAACCGAATTTCTTCCTTAGACTTAGGAATAAGCGGGATAGGATCGATTGGAGTCTCGATCACAACACACTTATCATCTTGAGGAATACCTAACTTGGTGATGTACTGATTGTATTGCCAATGGCCACAGAATACTAATTTGTGGAAACGGTCACGACTAGACTCATCCTTCAAGTGACTAGTTTCTGGATCTTCTGGTAAGTCGTGTAACCAGTAAACACGAATCTTATCTTCTTCGATCTTACGAACACGTGAGCAGATCACCTGAAAGTCATCAGCTAGTCCTTCCGGTAGACGTTCTGCCAGTCCACGCTTAACCATTTCAGTCCCACCTTTGGACTTAATCGAAATTTCATTCTCTTCAAACATTTAACTTCCTTGCTTCAATAGCATCATTAATCATATCTTCAATCAGATGGTGTTGGTATACGAATCCTGTATCTTCCCTGAACTTATCAGGATTAGCAACAAGATAAGCTGGATCGCCTTGACGCTTATCAACAAAGTCATACTGACGATGTCCAGTTACATGATAGTACTTCTCAACCATCTCCAATACTGATGTACCAACTCCCAATCCTAGATTGTAAGGACGGTATCCTGGTTGTTTAATTGATTCGTAAGCATGAATCATTGCACGGCAAATGTCAACAACGTGGACATAATCTCTAACACAGGTACCATCCGGTGTATCGTACAGTTCACCATAGATCTTGAAGTTGACTTTATCTTTATGAGCCTGGATCAGTCTGCTGATTATATGAGGAGTGTTATCTTGAATTCCAACATCCCCATAGCTTCCTGCTACATTGAAGAACCGAAAACACGTTATAGGCGTGTTAAACACGTTACAATACGCTTCAATCACCTGCTCACTCATCCACTTACTGAGTCCGTAGTTGTTAGGTGAGTCTTTGTGGAAGTCTTCTTTAATCGGAGTCTTATTGTAGTTAGGAGCATAGACAGCAGCGCTGCTTGCATAGACAACCCTAGGCATCTTATGACCTTGTCCTAATTTTACTAACATCTTGGAAGTATTACCAACATTGTTGACAAAGTAACTCATTGGATCATAAGCACTAGGACCCAGAAGACTATTAGCTGCTAAGTGAAAGATGCCATCTACTTCATGAGGAGTATATTGTGAGAAACATATGCTAAGGTCTTCATCAGCATATTCAGACTTTTTGCTGTAATCAGTGTCCATACCAATGACATAGTATCCTTGTTCTCTTAACATCTTACAGAGAGCTGATCCAATGTAACCTCGATGACCAGTAACTAAAATCTTTTTCATTTTTTAGTGTATCCTAAGTCAATAGCTGATGTACCATTGAGACCATTATAAAATGCTGAAGGATGCAATGGAAGATCAGAAATGTTAATTGATCCTGTTTTAGGTTTACTGTTTTCAATAGTGGATGCGATCACTCTACTTCTCAAATCTGAAGTGCTGAAGCTGTGCATCCGAGAGTTAAAAACAATGGGGTGGACATCAAGATGTCTACCAGTAAAGTCTTTATCTTTGTGATCCTCACCAACAAACCTAACACTGATTGGAAGTGTCTTTAGAAGGTCCAATAGATCTGCTTCAGTGTTGTATACAATTACATCATCAATGTACCTAATTGCATGCAATTGGATTTGACGTTCAACAATAGATTGAACAGGCTTATTCTTTTCGGGACGATCAATTGAAGGATCATTCTGCAGTCCTACAATTAGATGATCACATTGGTTTTTTACTTCTTCAAACATTAACATATGACCAGCATGACATAGGTCAAATGTACCGCAAGTAAATCCAATCTTATATTTCATATCACTCACCTAGACTAAAATTAACATAAATTAACGAGGAAATTTTGAATGATCTCCACTCCCCTTTATCTATATCCCAACAAGGAACGATGTCTAGGTTTTGTACTTTAACCTTTTCTGTCTTCCTCTCATAGGGAACTGCAATGTCTTCTCTCAACGTGCAATTCATAGTACGTTCAGTACCATCACTTTTAGTAAAAATGACTTGAACCTTATTGGTTTTCAATACACCAATAAGCCAGTCGTGAGTAGTTTTATCTGCTGTCAAAGACATTACGTTTCTCCAATAAAAAAGGGACCGAAGTCCCTTTATCATAAGCCGTCCAAATTAATTAGACAAGACCCAAAGAAGCTGCGCGGTAGCCAGCTGCAATGATTGCACGACTTGGTGTGCCCAATCGGTACTTCTGAGTCACACGACCTTTAGAGTCTGTGCGAGTGTTCAAGTAGATGGACATGCCATCTTCCAAACGAAGTTGAGAAACAACTTTAGTTGGTGATGCAATCTTGAACTGTGAACGAATTTGCTTGCTTGTCAACTCAGCACCGTTAGAGAAAGCAGAAGCGAGGCGTTGTTTTTGTGTCATAATAGACTCCATAATAAATTAATAAAAAACTGCATGTGCAGAACGTCTATTCTACTCATACTTCAATATAAGTCAACAGACCTATTAAAAAGAAGTTTTCAAAAGAGTGTAACCTTCCTTTGAGAACTTCAGAAAACGAGGACCAACTTTGACAACAAAGAACTGCTTGCCGTCAATGAATTCCTCATTCACAATGTCACCACGAGTTACTTCGTTAGTGATGTTGTTCTTAAACCTAACATTAGGTTTTACTTTATATGTTGGACGTTGGTTTGTGTACATAATATTAATAGTTGGTACCTCTACCTAGAATCGAACTAGGATCACGGGTTTAGAAGACCCGGGCTTTCTCCATTAAGCTACAGAGGTGATTCTTCCACTATGTACTTTCCTATGGCAATTTGCACAAAGAACAGTACACTTATTGATTTCTTTTAGTATTTTATCCCAAGAACCAAAAACAGTCAACGAACTTAACTCACCCTCTTTTGTTGATGGATCAATATGATGGAGATCAAGACATTCAACGGCATTTTCACCACACAATGAACATCGTTGAGTACTCTTCCATGCTTGATACCTAACCCTCAAATCTTTTTTATATGCTCTTACACGATCTTTTTGTTTCTGATTTTCACCAGAATTATAATAGGTCTTATTGTAAGAATTATAACACTCTCTACACTTGGATTGATACTGACCTTTTTGTTTATTTCGAAACGAAAAAAGATCTAACGATTTTACTTCTTTGCAAACAGTACATTGTTTCATAAACTTCCCTTCTAATATATTTAGAATTTAGAAGTTTTCAAGGATATTGTTTCCGTATTTGCAAATGTAATAGCTGTCAATAATATCTGAACTAGGATTCCATTGCTTATCTGTTAAGTTAAGCTCCAACTTAGGATTATATCCAGTTTCATTAATGAAGGCAACTTGCATATCTTCTTTGTTCGCGTTTCCTCTTCCGGTTGCGAACTTCTTTATTTGTGTTGGTGCAATAGGAGTTACTTCATAATTGGACATCCACATCTTATATTTCAGTACACCACAGTTCTCTGCAATATGGAACACACGTCCAGTAGCTGCAAAGGCATAGTCCTCGATGTAAACCTTATCAACGTGATGAATGGAGAGACATTTTAACACCCAGTTAGAAATGTTATGATATCTTTGTTCCTGACAGAAGTAAGGCTCCATAGGTGCACCAACCAAATTGTGGTTGTAGTACTTACCATTTTTCTTTCTATCCGTTAAAAAATAAAAAGTACAATCTTTGTAGTTGAAATTATTACCAGTGTAGATACAAACAGATGGTGATGATAAGGAAAAATCAATCCCAGCTATCTTCTTCATCTTCTTCTTCGTCTAGATCTTCTAGATCTAGTTCTGAACCACAATAAGGACAGAAGCTGATACTATCATCAGTCTCTCCAACTGGTTCAACAACAAATTCAGCATCACATTCGTAACATACGTGTTCAATACTGTCTTTATGGTCTAGCATACAACCTCCTTATGCTACTGATAGTAAAGCAGATGCTACTGATACAATCCATCTACTTGCGTTTTCATCGTCAGCTAAATGCTGAGCTGCTTTAACACTTGCAATCTCTTTGACAAGATATTCAAACTCCTCACGTGACATTAGTTGGTTATTGTATTGATCAACGATCAACATCATTTCATATGATAAAGTACCCAACTTAGTGGGTTCTTGAGCTGCTTCTCTCAAAGCTTCTAAAGCTGTCATTTTCTATCCTTCCATGCATCGACAATAGCGTCGATACGTTTTTGTTGTACATTTAGCAATGATTTGCAAAATACAGGATTAGTAGAAGAGTATGCCTTGGTCATAGCTTCGTGTAAACCTTTAATGTTTTCTGCTTGAGGATCATTCCGGTATGTAGTATAAACTTTAAGGTGAAGAATAGTGTCTTGAATCTCTTTCCATCCGTATGCTTTTTCATCACAAGAGATCTGGCCACTAAGAATTTTTAGATCTACAAGGTTACCAAATAGTACTGAGTCGTGAGGACGAGGCATTACAAATGTCATGCAACCCGAAAGAAGTATAACAGGTAGTAATAGTAGTTTTTTCATAATATTAAACACTTTCTTTAAAAATACTAAAGCCAAAACACCATAAAATTCTAGGAACAGAGCCTTTGATTACATCAACTCTATGCTCTAATTCAGAAACAGGATACATTAAGAGATCAGAAGGATTAGTTTCATATGGTACATCATCAATATATGTAACGCCCCCTTTGAGTGATTTTTGAGTTATTATATTACAGTGTAAAGTATAAGAACCGGGAAACCAAATAGGATCTTTATGTGAAAATATATCGCCACCATTGAAACCTATGCCGTTAACGATACCATCCTTATACCCTGGCTGATCAATTTTAATAATAGAGTGATGTGTTTTCAAATATTCCAATATCCTTTTTTTTATTTGGTAGGATACTTCAGGATAATCAAAAGCATCATCTTTTGAAAATCTGGTGCTTAGTCTTGTATTAATAATTCCCATACTTACATTAGAAAAAAAGCTTTTTTTATAATTGTTGTTTGTCCAATCATTAAGCTCTTGAATTTCTTGATCACTAATAAAATTTTTTACAATTTGAGGTTTTATCATAAAAATATGTTAAGCTGCTTTTGCCCAAACATCATCCCATGTACCAGAGTGCGCACCCTTAGCATAGTCTGTTGCTCGGTTTTCAAAAAAGTTAGTATGTGTAGGAGCATTTATCATTTCCTCAACCCATGGAAGAGGATTCTTCTTGACCTTCATAATTCCCTTAAGACCAAGACTAATAAGGCGACGATCAGTAATATAGCGGATGTAA